CGAATGGGACGGCACCTGGCCGGAGGAACGCCAGCGCGCGGTCATCGCCGCCTCGGTGGGCGTGCACCGCAGGAAAGGCACGCGGGGCGCTGTGGTCGCGGCGCTGGCGGCCGCCGGGTACGGCGATGCCACGGTGGTGGAGCGGTTCGGGCGCGACCTTTATGACGGCGCGCGCCAGCACAACGGCACCATCGACCATGCCCCGGCGGATCACTGGGCGGAATACCGGGTGACGCTGACGCGGCCCATCAGCAACGCGCAGGCCGACCGGGTGCGCAGCATCCTGGCTTCGGTCGCGCCGCTGCGGTCGCGGCTGAAGCTGCTGAGCTATCAGGCGGTGGCAAACCTTTACGACGCCGGTATCCGGCATGACGGCACATTCAACCATGGGGCGGCCTGATGGCGAACCTGACGGAAAACCCGGCCAGCTGGGAAAGCGGCGTCTACCAGATCGAGACCACCGATCCGGTGCTGGGCGGCGTGCCGAACGTCGGCACCGGCGCGGGCATGTCGAACATCCCGCATCTGCAACTGGCCAACCGCACGGCCTTCCTGAAAAAGGTGATCGATGATGCGGGCCTTGGCGCGTCGGCGGTGCCGCTGGTGACGCTGAACGCGGCGGCGGCGCGCCTGACGGGCAGCTACCGCTTTGCCAGCACCGATGCGAACACGCCCGCATCCGGCGTGGCGGGCACGCTGGAGGTGATTGCGGCCAGCGCCAATGCGGTGAACCAGACGGCGATGGACAGCGCCAGCACCCGGATGTGGACGCGGTTCTGGAACGGCACGGTCTGGTCGGCCTGGTCGGAGATCTGGCGCACGACCGGAGTGGCGGAAAGCCTTGGGACAACCGGATGGCAGCGACTGCCCAGCGGGCTGATCCTGCAGTGGGGTTCGGTTTCCCAGGCTGGTCAGTCCACCACCACGCGCAGCCTGCCGGTTGCATTCAATAGCGCGGTGTTTTCAGTAACCGCAAGCAAAGGGACGCCGGTTTCCCTTACGAACGAACTTTCTGTCGGCATATCGGCGACGACAACTCAATACACGATTTCAAATTCGTCCACCGGAACTGCCGCACAGGGCATTTTGTGGATGGCTCTCGGATCATAGGGGGGGGGAGATGTTCTATTCTGCGTCAAGCGGCGGCTTCTACATGCAGGGGCTACACGGCGATGCCATTCCGCCCGACGCCGTGCCGGTCACCGCCGAGGCTTACGCGGAACTTTTCGCCGCCCAGGCCCAGGGCGCGCGGATCGTGCCCGGCGAGGGCGGCGTGCCGACCCTGCTGTGGCCCACCCCGCCGACGCCGGCCGAACTGCTGGAGGCCTGGCGCGCCCGCACCGTGGTCAGCGCCTTTCAGGCCAAGGCGGCGCTTTACAACCGGGGCAAGCTAAACGACGCCGAAGCGGCGGCGCTGGCCGCCGGCGGCCTGATCCTGCTGGCCTGGCAGACCGCCACCGAATATCCCCGCCTGTCGCCCGCCATCGTCGCGCTGGCCCCCACCATCGGCATCACCGACCCGGAAGACATTGATGATCTCTTCCGCGAAGCGGCCGTGATTTCCGCCTGACCCGAAAAGGACCACCCCATGCCTGACCAGTTTCTCCACGGGATCGAAGTCGTCCAGATCGACGACGGCATCCGCCCGATCCAGACCGTCAAATCCAGCATCATCGGCTTGGTCGGCACCGCGCCTTTGGCCAGTGCCGATACCAAGGCCACGCTGGACCAGGGCATCAGCCCCGCCGCGCTGCTGTTCACCGCGAAATCCGTCGGTGTCCTGGGCAATGCCATCACCGTGCATCTGCGCAACCCCGGCACGGCAAACGCCACGCTGGGCGTGGTGGTGACCGGCAACGCCATCGTCGTCAACCTGGCCACCAATGCCTCGTCGGTGCCGACATCGACCCTGACGCAGATCATCGCGGCCATCGCGGCCAGCGCCCCCGCCAATGCGCTGATCAGTGCCGCCGTCGCCACCGGCAGCAGCGGCAGCAGCGTGGCCGCCGCCACCGCCAACCCGGTGGCCCTGACCGGCGGGCTGGATGAACCCTTCCCGCTCAACACGCCCGTGCTGATCACCGGCCCGCGCGCCGCCAATGCCCTGGGGCTGACCGGCACGCTGAAGGCGGCTTACGATGCGATCTATGCCCAGGGTGTCAGCACCGCCGTGGTGGTGCGTGTGGCCGAGGGCGCGAACGCCGCCGCCACCCTGGCCAATGTGCTGGGCGATGCCACCGCGCAGACCGGGGTTTATGCGCTGATGACCGCCCGCAACGTCACGGGTCAGGTGCCGAGGATCCTCGCCGCACCCGGCTTCACCAGCACCCCCGCGGCCAGCCCGGCATCCCCGGTGACGCTGGCGCTGATCACGGTGGCCACCCGCCTGCGCGGCGTGGTGATTGCCGACGGGCCGAACACCACCGAGGCCGATGCGCTGACCGACCGCGCCAAGTTCGGCTCCGACCGGCTTTATATCGTGGACCCGGGCGTGAAGGTGTTCGACAGCGCGACGCAGGGCTTTGTCATCCGCCCGGCCTCGGCCTATGTCGCGGGCATCCTGTCTTACATGGATGCGACCAAAGGCTTCTGGTGGTCGCCGTCGAACCAGATTGTGCAGGGCATCAGCGGCACCGCCCGCCCGGTCAGCTTCGCGATCAGCTCGACCGAGACCGAAGCCAACCGCCTGAACGAGCAGGAGGTGGCCACCATCATCCGTCAGGACGGCTTCCGCCTGTGGGGCAACCGCACCACGGCCTCTGATCCGCTCTGGGCCTTCCTGCCGGTGCGGCGCACCGCCGACATGGTCTATGAGAGCATGGAAGAGGCGCTGCTCTGGGCGATGGACCGGCCCTTTTCCGAGCAGCTGCTGCTGGATATCCGCGACACGGTGCAGGAATACCTGAACACCCTGACCCGGCGCGGCGCGATCCTGGGCGGCAAGGTCTGGATCGACCCCGAGCTCAACAGCGCCACCGAGCTGATGGCGGGCAAGCTGTACATCGACTTCGACATCGAGCCGCCCGCACCGCTGGAACACCTGACGTTCCGCGCCCACCGCGAGGGGGACTACTACACCGAACTCGTGCAAACCGTCGCCACGGCGCAATAAGGAGGCCCCCTGATGGCACTGCCGCGCAAGATCAAGAACTTCAACGCCTTCGTCGACGGGGTGTCGTACTTCGGCATCGCGACCGAGGCGAAGCTGCCGCAGGTCAAGGTGATGACCGAAGCCCACCGCGGGGCGGGCATGGACGGCCCCGTCGGCATCGACATGGGGGTCGAGGCCATGACGGCCGAGATCACCTTTTCGGAATGGTCGCCCACCCTGCTGAAAAAACCCGGCCTGCAGCAGCGCTTCGTGCTGCGCCCGGCGGCGGCGGGCGAGGTGGGCGACGGGGCCGACACGATCATCGCCACCGTCGGCGGGCTGATCACCGCCGCTGAGACCGGCGATCTGAAACCGGGCACCGACACGGCGCTGAAGCTGATGATGGATGTCCGCTACTACCGGCTGGAGATCAACGGCGAGCAGATCGTCGAGATCGACCTGGTCAACGGCAAGCGCGTGATCGGCGGGGTCGACCAGCTGGCCGACATCCGCCGCGCGATGGGTCTTTAAGGGGGGGTTAAACCATGACGAAAGTAAAGCTGACCACCCCCGTTTCCCGCAAGGGCGCTGATCCGGTGGCCGAGGTGACGGTGGCCAAACCCACCGTCGGCACGCTGCGCGGGCTGAAGCTGACCGATGTGTTGCAGATGGATGTGCGGGCGATGGAGCGGCTCTTGCCGCGCATCACCCAGCCCGCCCTGCTGGGCGAGGATGTGGCGGGGCTGGACCCGGCGGACTTTCTGGCGCTGGCAGGCGCGGTCGTGGGTTTTTTCGCGACGGCGGACCAGATGGCGGCACTGGACCCGGATCGCCCGTAGATCTGCCGCATGAGGATGTCGAGGAGACGATGGCGGACCTCGCCCTTGTCTTTCACTGGACCCCCCGGGACATGGACCCGATGACACCCGGGGAACTGGCGCGCTGGTGGGAAAAGGCCCGCGCCCGTCACGAGGAACCCGATGGCTGATCTGAACATCGCCCTGATCCTGCGCCTGGTGGACCGGGCCACCGCACCGGCGCGGGCGGCGATGCGCAACCTGGAACGGCTGGGCGGCGACAGCCTGGCGCGCCAGGCCGAGCGGGTGTCGCGCGGCACCCGGCTGATGACGGCGGGGCTGAACGACGTGGGCAATGCCGCGCTGCGCGGCGGCACGGTGGTGGCGGCCTATGGCGCGGGCATGACGGCGCTGGCCGCAAGCTTTGTCCGCCCGGCGGCGCAGTTCGAACGACCCGACCACGGGGTCGCTGCAGGCGATGGTCGATACCATGGCGGCCACCGGCGGCGGCGCGGAAAAGCTGGACGGGCTGACGCTGGCGCTGGGGCAGGCCTGGACCAAGGGCAAGCTGCAGGGCGAAGAGGCCATGCAGATGCTGGAACGCGGCGTGCCGGTGTGGGACCTGCTGGCGGAAGCGATGGGCAAGAGCGCGGCGGAAGTGCAGAAGCTGTCCGAACAGGGCAGGCTGGGGCGCGAGGAAATCACCCTGCTGATGGAGGCGCTGGGCGGAAAATATGACGGCGCGTCCGAGCGGGCATCGCAGACCTGGGACGGGATCATTTCCAACCTGCGCGACCAGTGGACGCGGTTCCAGCGGATGGTGATGGGATCGGGGCTGTTCATCTGGATGAAAAGCCAGTTGCAGCAGCTGCTGGAGGTGCTGAACAGGATGGCCGCGAATGGCGAGTTGCAGGCCTGGGCGGAATCGGTGGGCGACCATATCCTGCGTGTCCTGACGGCGATCCGCGACTTCGGCGTCGGCGTTTATGATGTCTGGAATACTCTCTACCCGGCGCTGGACCGCATCGCGGACACCATCGGCGGCTGGGACGTTCTGGGCTGGGTCGCGCTGGGTCTGATGTTCAGCGGTACGCTGCTGACCATTGTAACCGGCATCGGCAAGATCGCCCTTGGCTTGGCGGGGTTGGTTTCGACACCGGTCCTGCTGCTGGCCGCCGCCTTCGCGGTACTGGCGTACATCATCTATGCCAACTGGGACAGCATCGTCACCTACTTCGCCGACAAGATCGAGACGATCCGCAAGGCCTTTGACGAGGGGCTGCTGAACGGGGTGTTGGCGGTGATCGCCGAGTTCAACCCGCTCACGCTGATCGGCGAGGCATTGATGGGGGTCAATGCGCTGATCCTGTCGGCCTTCGACATCGACCTTTACGCCATCGGCGCGCAATGGATCACCGACCTGCGGGCAGGCATTGCCGCGCAGATCGATGCGCTGACCGGCTGGGTGCGGGACAAGTTCGACGCGATGATCCCCGACTGGATGAAGTCTGCCACGGCCGGTGGCGCGGCGCTGATCGGCGATGGCTACTCCGGCATGGGCGGGGCGATGGATACCGGGTTCGAGGGCCGGGCCCTGGGCGGGCCGGTGCGCGCCGGGCGGATGTACCGCTGGCAGGAAGAGGGGCAGGAGGTCTTCGTGCCGCGCACAGATGGCACGGTCATTTCCACCCGCCAGCTGCGCGGCCTGCGCGGCGGCGGGCGCGCCGCCCCGGCGTTCCACATCGGGGCGATCCACGTGACCGCCGCCCCCGGCCAGTCGGCCCGCGACGTGGCCCTTGCCGTGCGGCGCGAGCTGGAAGACATGGCGCGCGCCGCGCCGCTGCATGACGGGGGCTTCCATGATTGACCTGCCCACGGTGATGATGGCGCTGGGCACCTTCCGCTTTGGCGTCAACCGCGCCAATTACCAGACCTTCACCCGCGATGCCGCCTTCCGCTGGGCCAAACAGGACCGGCTGGGGCGCGCGCCCGCGCTGCAATACCTTGGCCCGGACGCCGAGGAGATCAGCCTTGAAGGGGTGATTTACCCCCATTTCAAAGGCGGTCTGCGGCAGATGGAGCTGATGCGCGCCGTGGCCCGGCAGGGCGTGCCGATGATGCTGGTCGACGGGCTGGGCTGGGTCTGGCAGCGCTGGGCGATCACCGCAGTGTCCGAGACGAAGACGGTCTTTCTGGCCGATGGCGCGCCGCGCAGGATCGACTTCAGCATCCGCCTGCAAGCCTATGGGAGGGACGCCGCGTGACCCTCTGGCGCACCAAAGACGGCGATGTGCTGGATGCGGTCTGTCTGGCCGCGCTCGGGTCCGAGGCCTATGTGCCGGCCGTGCTGGCCGCGAACCCCGGCCTTGCCGCCCTGGGGCCGGTCTACCCGGCGGGCGTGCTGATCACCCTGCCGGTGCTGCCCGCCCCGGTGGAGACCGGCCAGGTGCGGCTGTGGGGGCGCACATGACGCCTGCCTTCCGCATCATGGTGGCGGGGCAGGATGCCACCGGCGCGGTGGGCGACCGGCTTTTGTCGCTGACGGTCACCGACAATGACGGCGGGGTGGCCGACCAGGTGGTGATCGATCTGGACAACCGCGACGGCCGCATTGCCATGCCGGACAGGGAGGCAAAGCTTGAGGTGTCACTGGGCTTCAAGGGGCAGGCGCTGGCCTTCATGGGCGTCTTCGCGGTGGATGGCGTGGGCGGCGAAGGCCCGGCGGCATCGATGCGCATCACCGCCACGGCGGCCGACCTGAAGTCGGACATCCGCAGCCCGCGCACCCGCGCCTGGGAAGGCAAGACCCTGGCGGACATCGTGCGCACCATCGCGGGCGAGGCCGGGCTGAAGCCGGTGGTGGGCGCGTCGGTGGCCGGTGCCGCCTGGGACTATCTGGCGCAGACGGCGGAATCGAACCTGAACTTCCTGACCCGGATTGCCGCGACGCTGGATGCCACCGCCAAGCCCGCCGGGGGGGCGCTGATCGTGCAGCGCCGGGGCGAGGGCAAAACGGCCGCCGGTGACGTGCTGACCCCGCCGGTGATCACGCCCGCGCGCCTGTCGCGCTGGACCTGGAGCCTCGACGGGCGCGAGGTCTACGGCGCGGTCGAGGCGCTGTGGTCCGATACCGGCACCGGCACGGTCAACAAGGTGACGGTGGGCAGCGGCACCCCGCGCCGCGCCCTGCGCCCTGTCCACCGGACCGAGGCCGAGGCGCGGCGCGCCGCACAGGCCACGCTTTCGGGCGCGGCGCGGTCGGCGATGTCGATCTCGGCCGGGCTTGCGGGGTTCGAGCCGGGTCTGCTGGCCGGGGCCACCGCCCGGCTGGCCGGACCCGGCCTGCACCCGGCGGAACTGGCCGGCGAATGGCAGATCACCAAGGTCACGCACCGGCTGGACGGCAGCGGGCTGATCACAGGCTTTGACGGCAAGAAGGGGGCGGCGTGATGCGGCCCCGCAAACAGGAGCGGACCCATGTCCAAATCGAATGCCTTTGAATCGGCGCTGCTGGCGCTGATCTTCCAGAACACCAACATCGCCAATATCGGCGATGCCACCGGCCTGCGCGGCGCGGCCGCAGCCGGGCAGTTGTTTGTTGCCCTGCACACGGCGGACCCCGGCGAGGCAGGCACGCAAACCACCAGCGAGGTGGCCTATACCGGCTATGCCCGCGTCGGCCTCGCACGGTCCTCTGCGGGGTTCACCATCACCGGCAACAGCGTGTCGCCTGCCGCGAACGTCGATTTTCCGGCCTGCACCGCCGGGTCCGCGACCGCAACCCATTTCTCGATCGGGGTGGCGTCAACGGGCGCGGGCGTGGTGCTGTACAAGGGGGCGATCAGCCCGACCATCGCCATCGCGCCGGGCGTGAGCCCGCGCCTGGACACCGCCACCGCAATCACCGAGGATTGAGCATGTCGGTCTGGCGCGCCTTCTGGCAGGAGTTGAACACCCCGGACAGGTTCGCAGCCCAGCCGTACTACGCCTTCATCAACCAGGTCGGGCATATGGCGCTGGGGGCGGTGCTGGTGTTGACGGTCGGTGCGGTCTGGTCCCAGGCCACGGGCAAGGCCCCGCCGGGCTGGCCGGTCGCGGGCGGGGTGATCGCGGGCTATGTCATCGTCATTGAAATCTTCCGGCAGAAGTGGGTCGGGGCGGATACGCTGCTGGATGCCAGTTTCGTGTCGATGGGCGCGGTGCTGGCCCCGATCACGCTGCGGCTGACGGACTCGGGCCGCTGGATCAGCGTGGATGACGCCAGCGCGGCCTTTCTGGTCTGGCTGGCCGGGGCCACGGCGGCGCTGGCGGCCTATGTCTATCCCCGCCTTGTCGCCGCGTACGGCGGCACGGCCGACCCTGAAATCCGCCACGACCTCCGAAGGAAATCTGAACCATGACCGACAATGTAACCCTGCCCGCAACCGCCGAGGTTGTTGCCACCGATTATGCGGGGGGAGCACACTTCCAGTACGTGAAGCTCGACGGCGGCGGCAATGGCCTGAGCGCGCCGATCATGGGCTACACTGGCGTTCCTGACAACCTCGCCGTCGGCCTGCCCGTGCGACAGGTCGGGGAGGATATATGGAATTGCAGCTTCAGCGACGTAGGCTCGGGCCTGATCGCACCGGAAATGTCCGCCGAGATCATGGGCACCGGTGTAGGTGCCAGCCAGGCGGGCGGGGCGCTGGCGATCACGACCGGCACCACGGCCAATGCCGAGTTTCTGGCGCGCTCGCTGCAAAGCTGGCGCGGTTCTCTGCGGGCAAGGATTTCGACGGTGCTTTCGCAAAGGATCGCGAACCAGAACTTCGCCCTCCTTCTCGCCGACCTTCTGCTGGAAGGCGCGTCGATCACGATCAACTCGGCAACATCGATCACGGTCAACTGGCCGGCGCACCCCTTCACCGCGCAGAGCGTCGGGCAATTCCTGCTTGTGGGCGGGATCGTCGGGGCCGCCGGTGTGCCGGGACGCTATGCCATTGCCTCGGTGATCCCCGGCACGAGCTTCAACCTCACGGTTGCCGGCTGGCCAGCTTCTGGCACCTGCACGGCGACACTCTTCGGGCACAGCTACATCCGAGCCCTCTTTTCCGGCACAACGGCCACGGCGGCGGCGGTGGATACGCAGCGGCGCGGGTGGGCAGCGGGCGACAGCACCATCACGATCAACTCCACCGCGGGGCCCGGCACGATCATGCAGGTCGAGTCCGATGGCCGGGCGGTCTATTTCAGCGACACGCTGCGGGCGACGAGCACAACCCCGAACGTCACGACCCGGGGCAGCCGGATCGAGAACCTGCCTGACGACAACCTCGATCTTTACCTGTTCATCTGGTTCTACAACGGCAGCACCGCCCCGGCCAGCACAACGACCTGGACGATCAGCTTCGCCAGCGTCGAGAAATACGCGAACATCCCGGTCTATGTGCAGGGCCAGCGGGCACAGGGCAGTCAGAACGCCGCGCCGGTGGCGGTTGTCGGTACGGCTGCTGTCTCAATCTCGGGCACGCCTGCGGTCACGGTTTCCTCGGGTGCTATCTCTGCCGCCGGTCCTGCCGCCCATGACGCGGTGATCTCGGGCAACCCCGTGCGGGTAGCCGGGCGCGCGATGACGGCCAACTACACGGCGGTCGCAAGCGGTGACGTGGCCGACGTTTCGGTGACGACCGTCGGCGCGCTGATCGAAAAGCCTTACTGCATCCCTGAGCAGGAATGGGGGGCGTCCCTTGCGTTGACGACGACGACTGCAACGCAGATTCAGGCGGCGGCTGCGGCGGGCCTCAAGCGGCACATGACCAGCCTGTGGGCGATCAACACGGGTGCCGCAGTGGTTGACCTGATCATCCTGGACGGCGCGACCGAGCGGCACCGCTATCCCTTGCCGGTTAATGTGCCAGTGGCGGTGGCGTTCCCGACGGGCATCGTCCTGACAGCCGCGACCGCACTGAACGCGAACCTGTCGGCGGCCGGGACGGTTCGCCTGAACGCGCACGGATACACCGCGCCGTAACCTCCGCCTCTAAGGAGGGCGTCATGTCTCTGCTGCTTCTGCTGAACCAGACCCAGGCGGGCGGCGGCATCGTTGCGGGGGCGGGATCATCCGCCGGGGCGGCGACGGCCGCTGCCCAAGGCCAGTCCACCGCCGCCGCAGCCGGATCATCCGCCGGGGTGGCCACAGCTTCCGGGGCGGGGTCGGTGGGCGGCTCTGTCGCCGCCGGGGCGGGATCATCCGCCGGGGCGGCGACGGCTTCGGCGCAGGGCCGGTCCACCGCCGCCGCAGCCGGATCATCCGCCGGGGTGGCCACAGCTTCCGGGGCGGGGTCTGTGGGCGGCTCTGTCGCCGCCGGGGCGGGATCATCCGCCG